GACGCTCCAGCGCACCGTGCGCGGGCGCCTCGGGCAGCTCACGCCCCACCTCCAGGCCGTCCTCGAGCTGGCCTACACGGATCGCCGGTACGACGCGACGCTGGTCTCGGCCTACGGCCCCGGCCTGGCCCCGCTCGTGTGGCGTGCTGCCGAACGCGCTGGGGGCGTTTCCAAGGAAGGGCGGGTCTCGGTCACGCCGGCCGCGCTCGACGCCCTGGTGGCAGACGTGCGGCGGGAATGGCCAACCTACGAGGGCAGCCCCGAAGGCGGGAGCGCTGGCCTCGCCGGACGGGTGCGCCGCGCCGCCGAGTGCCTGCTGTGGACCGCTCACTCCCGGTACCGGACGGCCGCCGGTCTGGAGCCTACGGCGCCAAGGCCGAGGCGCCGGAAGCGGCGGAGCCCCGTCCTCGTGCCAGTGAGTTCCGTGGGCGCCGGGAAGCGCCGCCTGGTCGAGGTGCCGCGGCAGACCGCGAGGGCGGCATGAGCGAGATGCTGGATACCTGGCGGTGCGTGGAATGCCCGGTCTGCGGGGCTACAGCGGGGCGCCCGTGCGAGAGCGACGGAGCACCGATCGAGGACGGGGCTCACACAGAGCGAGCACTGGTGGGCGGCGCAACCGAGAGGGCGGAGCGAGCCGAGAAGTCCCTGGATCGCTTGTGGACCGAGGCCACCGTGCGGGAAAAGCAGCTCAAGAACCTGCGACTGGATCAGAGCCGCAAGAGGACCACGATCAGGCGCCTGAGGGCGGCATTGGCGAAGGCCACGGGTGGCAAGAAACGGAGGGCGGCATGAGCGCCAGCTTGTTGACCCTGGACGAGGCCGCGGCCCGGATGCGCCTCAAGCCCAAGAAGGCCCGCGACGAGCTGGCGGAGCTGCACGAGCGCCACGGCCGCCTGCTCTTCCGCGCCGAGCCCCCCCGCGCTCGCAAGGACGGGAAGGCGCCCAACACCAAGGTGTGGGTGGACGCGGAGCGCCTGCTGGAGCTACGCCCCGACATCGCCCGTCGCGCCGCCGACGTCCCGGACCGCGTAGAAGAACTGGAGCGACAGGTCGCCCGAATGCAGCGGTTCCAGGCCAAGGCGGCAGCGTGGTTCCGGCGCCGCAATGTGTGACCAATGTGTCCTATTATGTGCCCGAAGATCTGGCCCCATATAAGGATCGCGCGCGCGCGCGCGCGCAGGGATCCCATGAGAGCCCGCAATAGTAGGCAGGGCCTTGAAGGACCCCGGCCCCCATGTGGGCACAGACCCCTGACACGCTGCGCCAGCAGATCCTCGACGACATACGAGACCACCGTACCCCAGCCGGGAGCGTGAAGGTCTCCCAGACCCGGAAGCGCCGGGGTACCCTCCCCGGGTGCCGGACAGCGCCTTCACGGTCGACCTCGGGAGCATCACGGCCCGGTGCGAGCGTTGCGGTCGGCGGTACGACCTGAACGGGACGCTCCGAGCCGTCAGCCCGGACGTGGACGCCGAGGTCGACGGCATCGAGGTGCCGCTCGACGGGTGCCCGGAGTGCGAGGGGGAGAAGCCGCCGGAGACGGTGGCGGCGGAGTAGCGGCCGGCCGGAGTGGCCGAGCCAGGGAACGAACGATGGGCAGGCCGACGAAGCTGAACGACGAGGTATCGACGGAAATCGTCGAGGCGCTTGAAGAGGGCGCATACCTCGAAACGGCGGCGGAAGCTGCGGGCATCGACGTCTCGACGCTCTATCGGTGGCTCGACCGAGGGGCGACGGGGGAAGAGCCGTACGCCGCCTTCTGCGAGGCAGTCGTGCGCGCCCGCGCGAAAGCCGAGCTCGACCTGATGCGAGCCGCCCGCGGTGGTGACGGGAAGGGCGTGAGCTTCGGGCCAGCCCGAGCGGCGTGCTTCCTGCTCGAACGGACGAGGCCGAACAAGTTTGCTCAGCGCGTGAACCTCAAGGTTGAGGACGCCGTGCGAGAGGTGCTCGAAGTTGTCCGCGGGGTATGTTCGCCGGAAGATTTCGCTCGCGTCCTCGAGAGGCTCGAGCGCGCAGATCGCGAAGGTGGCGAGGGGCTACCTGCAAGCGATCCAGGCGGGAGCCCGGCGGGAATACACTGAACCGCTCCTCGACTACATCCCGCGGGTCTCTCCCCGGTGGGTCGCCCCGCTCTGGCTGAAGCCGTACACGGACATCTTCGAGCGAGCGCTCCGGGAGCCCGTCCGGGCCGTCATTGCGGCGCCGCCGCAGCACGGGAAGACCGAGACGACGGTCCACGGCCTGACCCGGGCCTTCCTGGTCAAGCCGCACGGCCGCAGCGCCTACGCCACGTACAACACCAAGCGCGTGGCCCGGGTGGAGGCCAAGGCGCGGCTAATCGCCGAGCGCGAGGGCATGCCGCTCCGCTTCCGCCAGGACGTCTGGACGGACACGGCGACAGGCGGCGCGCTCCTCTGGGCCTCCCGCAAGGGAGGGCTCACAGGCGAGCCGATCGACACGCTGGCGATCGTCGACGACATCCTGAAGGATCGGCAGGAGGCCGACTCCGCCTCGGTCCGTTCGGCCTGTAGCGACTGGTTCGACGACGTGCTCGAGCCCCGCTGTCACCCGACGGCGAGCATCATCGTGATGGCCACGCGGTGGCACCCTGACGACCTGTCGGGCGTGCTCATCAAGCGCGGCTGGGAATACCTGAACCTGAAGGCGCTCGCCGACGGGCCGACGGACGCCGAGGGCTTCGTCATCGACGACCCGCTCGGGCGCCGCCTGGGCGAGCCGCTCTGTCCGGAGCGCAAGTCGCGCGCTGCGCTGCTCGAAAAGCAGAAGACCAACGCCTACAGCTTCGTCTCGCTCTACCAGGGCGAACCGAGGCCGCGGGGCGGCACGGTCTTCGGGGACCCGGTCTACTACGACGAGCTCCCCCATCGGGGCTACCGCGTCGCCTACGGCGTCGACTTCGCCTACTCGAAGCGGACGCACGCCGACTGGTCGGTCTGCCTCGAGCTGTGGCGCGAGGACCCGCAGCCAACGCGGGGCGAAGCGCAGCCCAAGCCGATCTTCTACGTCGTCGGGGTCGACCGAAAGCAGGTCAAGGCCAACGACTTCCGCCTCGTCCTCCACGCTCGCCAGAGCGCCCGACGCGGCCCCATGCGCTGGTACGCGGCCGGCCCCGAGATGGGCATCGGCGACCTGATATCCGAGCAGGTCCGGGGCCTCGACGTCAGGCCGGCAAGCGCCGACAAGTTCGTCCGGGCGCAGCCGGTAGCGCTGGCCTGGAACGAGGGGCGCATCCGAGTGCCGAGCCGCCGAGCGTTCGCTCGCGAGGAGGTGCTCGGCGCTGGCTCTGTCGACGAGGACGGCGACGACGCCCTCCCCGAGTGGCGGGACCTGCTCCTCGACGAGGTGGCGGGCTTCACCGGCGTGAACGACTCCCACGACGACCAGGTCGACGCCCTCGCGGCGGCCTTCGACGTCATCGACGGCGGCCCCGTCAACCTCCCGTCCCTGCCGACGACCACCCCGGGATCGCGCTGGGCCGCCATGCCCGGCCGCGGATTCTGACCGGAACACCCGATGATTCAATACCTCTTCAGCCGGTCGATCACCTTCACGGCCGCGGGCGAGCTCGCCGACACGAACGCCCTGAAGACGTCGATCGCCACGGCCCTGACCGTGCAGACCTACACGGGCGGCGCGCTGAACGGGACCAGCACTGTCGGCACGGTCAACGGCGAGGCCAAGTCTCGACTGGCCTCCTGGCCGAGCGTCACGGCGAGCGCCGTTGTCGGCGCCTACACGAACGGCTCCACGGTCACCTTCACCGGGACCTACGGGGGGCAGACCGTCGATCGCGTCGCGACCATCACGGCCACGGGCGGCGGCGCGACCTACATCGCGAACGGCCCGCTCGACCTCGGCAGCGTGACGTCGATCGTCGTCGGCGCCCAGGCCGACACGGACGGCGCACTCGAGTTCGGCTGGTCCGGAGTCGGGCCGCGATACGGTAGCCAGTGGCTCTGCATCGCGCGCGAGGACGGCAACCTCATCGTCGGCTACAGCAACGGCGAGAGCGACACCGTCCCATTGGCGGACAACGGGCTCCACGGCGCGTACGTCTCCCGCGTCTACGCCACCACCGCAATCGACTTCACGGCCTACGAGTGAGGCCGCCCCCATGGGCCTCATTTCCTGGTTTCAAAAGGCGTTCTCGCCCGCAAAGCTGACGGCCGGAACGCCGGTCGTGCAGGGCAAGCCGCTCTGGGAGCAGTTCTCCCGGATCGGTGGCGGCATCACGCCCCTCGACGTCTCGAATCTCATCCGACAGGCCGACGCGGGGCAGCCCGCGAGCTTCGTCGACCTCACGTTCGAGCTCCGGCAGAAGGACTCACAGTTCCAGAGCGCCTGCGGCACCCGGGACCGTGCCGTGGCCCTGGTCGATCTGGAGTTCGTCGAGCCGAAGGACGCCACGCCCGCCGAGAAGGAAGCGGTCGAGACCTGCCGCCGCGTCCGGGACGACTTCGAGAACTGGCCGACGCTCATCGAGCACCTGACCAGCTCCTACCTCTTCGGCCACGCGACGGCCGAGGTGAGCTGGAAGAAGACCTCCGACGGGCTGGTCCTGCCCTACAAGGCGCAGGCGATCAACGCGCGGGACTTCATCTTCCGCCAGTCTGACGGCGCCCTCCGGTACCGCGTGGGCGTGCTCGACTCTCAGGGCGCGGACCTGCTCGGGGACAACCCCGGCCGGATCGTGCAGCTACAGCGCCGCATCACCGGCGACGTGGCGGCCCGCGAGGGCCTGGCGCGCGTCATCAACTGGGCGGCGCTCCTCCGGAATTGGGACCTTCGCGACTGGGTCGCGTTCGGCGAGATCGGCTGGAAGCCCTGGCGGATCGGCACGTTCAAGGCCGGCGCGCACCAGAAGGACATCGACGACCTCGTCTCCGCCCTCGAGCGCATCGGGAGCACCGGGATCGGTGCCTTCCCCGAGGCGACCGAGGCCAAGATCGAATGGCCGAAGGGCAGCGGGAGCGGCACCAGCGTCCACCGCGAGCTATTCGACACGCTCGGGCGCGAGATCGCCAAGTGCGTCATCGGCACGAGCACGACGCTCGACGCGGGGCCGAATGGTGACCGCGGCGGCGTGGCGGCCCGCGACCAGGTCCGGACCGACGTCCGCGAGAGCGACGCTCGGGCAGTGGCCGCGGCGCTCCGCTACCAGCTCTTCGTGCCGGTCGTCGCGGTCAACCACGGCGACAAGGTCCGCGCCCCCGTCCCCTGGTTCCAGACCGAGGAGGCGGCCGACCGGAAGGAGTTCTCCGAGGCGGTAATGAACCTCGTCGAGTCGGGCGCCAAGATCCCGGCGAAGTGGGTCTCCGACGAGGTCGGTTACCCGCTGCCCATCGAAGGCGAGGACGTCCTCGAGAAGGCCGCGCCCGTTGCCGTGCAGGTGCCGGGCAAGGTCGGCGAGGGCGAGCCCGAGGAAGACGACGACGAGCCGGAAGAGGCCGAAGTCGACTCCGACAACAAGGGAGAGTACGACGAGCCTATCGGGGAGCCAGGCAAGGGGCCGAGTCGTCGCCTCACCAAGGCTGCCGGTGACGTCGAGGAGCCGAGCAACGGTCGAGAGTACACGGACCGCGTCGAGTCGAGCCTCGTCGAAGCCGGAGCGAAGGCCATAGCGCCGACGCTCGCGTCAGTGCTGGCGGCGATCGAGAAGGCGCAGAGCTACAACGAAGCGCGGGCGCTCATGTTGCAGGCCTATCGCGGGATGGAGCCGCCGCGGAATCTGGCCCAGCTCACGGAGGCCGCGCTGCTTCTCGCTCAGGCCGGCGGCGCTCTGTCCGTGAACGAAGAGACACCCGAGCTAACCGGGGGACCATGAGCTGGGCCGTTACGGCCGACGTGACAGAATTTCCCGAGGCCGCGGCGTGGTTTCGGTCGAAGTTCCCTGTCACGCAGCAGATCGCCCAGGCGCTCGGCGACTACGCCGGGCCGCGTGCGTTCACGATCGCCGGGGTCGAACAGCTCGAGGTGGTGACAGCCGCCTTCGAGTCGCTTGCAAGAGCGGTCGAGTCAGGCGTCCCGCTCGAGACCTGGAAGAGAGAAATCGAGGCGGACCTCACTGCCGCCTGGGGATCGAAGAACAGCGCTCGCCTGGAGCTGGTGTTCCGCAACGCCACGAGCCAGGCGTACAACGCGGGCCGCTGGCGGCAGATGAACGAGCCCGCAGTCCGGGCGTTCCGGCCATTCGGCTTCTTCGACGGGGTGACCGACTCCAGGCAAAGCGACTTTTGCCGAGCCTGGGACGGGACGATCCTCCCGCTCGAAAAGTTCGCCGAGCTTGGCGCTTGCCCGCAGTGCCACCACGGGTGCAGGTCGCAGATCCGCAGCATGCGGGAGCGCGAGGCCATGCGCCGCGGTGTCACGTTGCAGCCGCCGAGCGATCAGGCATCGCCCGGGTTCGGCGCGGCACCGACCGAGAGCGAATGGCGCCCCGACCCGGCCAAGTATCCGCGGGAGCTGTTCAGTGAGTACCAGCTCAAACGATCCGAACTCGAGCGTACCACCGCTCGCCCACAACTCGACGGGTGACGCCGAGGAACGCAGGACATGGCAGCAGAAGCGGCACAGCAGGAGCGCGGGAAGCCCTGGGATGGGGTGGTACGCCGAGAGGTCTCTGTCCACGTCCGAGTGCTCGATCAAGAGGAGCGATCCATCGAGGTCGTCGCCTCCACCGAGGATCTCGACTCCCACGGGGACATCGTCAAGCAGCACTGGGACCTGAGCCGCTACGCGAAGAACGGCCCGGTCCTGTGGAACCACAACATCCACGAGAGCTCGCCGTTCAGCATGGGCGGCGCCGTTCGTCCCGAGGACACCATGCCCGTCGGCAAGGGCGTGGACGTCCGGGTCGAGGACGGGCAGCTCGTCGCGAAACTCGTACTCGTCAAGGCGAGCGCAGCCGAAGAGCCGCTCGTCGACAAGCTGTGGCGCCGCATCCAGCAGGGCGTCGTCCGGGCTGTCAGCGTCGGTTTCCGGCCCGGCCAGATCAACAGAATCCTGAACGCGGACGGCTCAACGAAGCACTGGGAGCTCGGCAGCGTGGCGAACCCGAACGAGCTCCGGGAGATCAGCTTCGTCCCGATGGGCTCCAACCCTGGCGCCGTCGCCAAGTCGATCGCGTTCGAGCGTGAAAATTTCGCCCGCATGACGGGCCCCAACATGGCCGCAACCAGCGACCAGGAGAACGCCCCCATGGCAATGACCGCAGAAGAGCAGAAGAGTTTCGACCAGGCACTGAAGGACGCGCGAGACCAGCGCGAGCGCGCCGAGGTGGCCGAGAAGGGCCTCGCCGCGGAGAAGACCAACGCCGAGAAGCTCGGCCAGGACTTGGCCACCGCTTCGGCCCGCGCCAAGGCGGCCGAGGACAAGCTCATCGACCAGGAGCTGAAGGCCCTCGTGGGCTCGAAGATCACCCCGGCCGAGCTCGACGAGGAGATCACGCTCGCCAAGGAGATCGGCCTCGACCGCGTGCTCCGGCGCCTCGAGAAGCGCGCGGACCTCGGCATCACCAAGTCGGTCACGGCCGACGGTCACAAGGTCGCGGCCTCCCAGGAGGCAAACCCGGCCCCGGCCGACGGCTCTGCCGCCGACGGGAGCTCCGACATCACCAAGGGCGCCCTCGCGGCGTCGAAGACGGTTTCGCTCTGAGCGATGCCCTGAACTGAAAGCGAAGAGGATCACATGGCTACTCGCCCAGACCAGAATCTCGACAACGCAATGCTCGTCGTTCGCACCGTGGAGACGGCTCAGACCGTCGCCGTCGGCCGCGTCGTGAAGGAAGGCAACGCCGACAAGGAAGTGCAGCACACCGGCGCCGGCGAGTTCGGCATCGGCGTCGTGGTGGCCCTCGGGCCGCTCGCTGGCGCTGCCGGCGACAAGGTGACCGTGGCCCTCCTGGGCGGCGGTTGCATCATCGCCGTGAAGGTCGGGACCGGCGGAGCGACCCGCGGCACGCTCGTGCAGAGCGTCGCCGACGGCGTGACCGACGTGACCCCGAACGGTGCCCCCACCACGGGCGTCCTCGTTGCGGCCCACGGATACGTGACTCAGACCGGCGTGGCCGGGGACCTGGTCGGCATGGTGCCGGCGCCCAGCTTCGTCCTCGAAGAGTGACCGAAGCCCCCACCAGTTCCTGACGAAAGGCAGCAAGAAGAACCATGCACGCACAGAACCCCGGGGCCTTGGCCCCCATCCCAGTCCAGCGCACCCTCAAGGGCCTTCGCTACGACGCCTTCGTGTCGAGCGCCCGCGAGACCCTCTCCGGCATGTCCGAGGAGGACCGCAAGAAGGCCACCAAGGCAAACCAGGACTTCATCAAGGGCCTGTCGTCGCCTCGCCACGGTGCCTCGTACCAGAGCGAGCTCGAGGGCAGCGTTCAGCGCGCCGTGACCCCGACCTCGGTGCACGTCGACACGCTCCTCGCGACCATGTCGGTGATGTACGCCAACGACGAGTACATCGGCGAGCGCCTCATGCCGGCCGTGCCGGTCTCGAAGCGGTCGGACAAATACTCCGTGTACCCCAAGCGTGAACGTCTGGCCTTCCCGGACGACGCGATCGGGTTCCGGGCGCGATCGAACGAGCTCGACGCCTCGCGCTCCACGGACAACTACTCCGTGAGCGACTACGGCCTCGCGAACTTCCTCGACCTCGAGACCGTCCAGAACCAGGACGCGCCTCTGAACGAGATGATGGACGTCGTCGAGCAGGTGAACGAGGGGATCGCGTTCAAGCGCGAGGCCCGCATCATGGCGATCGTCACGGCCTCGGGGAACTACGCGGGCAACACCGCGGGGGCGACCACGAACTGGACCGACGCCACGGGCGGCACCATCATCGAGGACATCCTCGCGGCTGACGCGGCGCTCTGGAAGGGCATGGGGCCGACCCGCAAGATCGGCTTCACGACCCTCTCGGTCTACAACACGGCGATTGCCAACAACCCGAAGCTCTCCGACCGGATCAAGTACACGGCCGGCGGGCTGACGACCATCCAGCAGGTCGCCAACTTCTTCGGGCTGGACGACCTCCTCATCACCCGCTCGAGGCAGGACACGGCCAACAGCGGCCAGACGGCGAGCTATTCCCGGCTCGTGACGTCGGAGGTCTTCGGCATCCTCCACGTGGCCCAGCGTCCGACGCTCCGGTCGGCTCACTTCGGCTCGACCTTCCGCATGCAGGGCGACCCGTTCACCACCCAGTGGACGGATCCCGGCATCGGGAAGCGCGGCGGGATCTGGAACCGCGTGGCCGTGTCCGAGGACCACAAGGTGGTCGCCGGCGATGCTGGCTTCCTCATCACCTCGATGCTGACGTGATGAGCGAGCAGGGCGAGAGCCGCACCGAGGGCGCCGACGAGGCGCCCCCGGCAGCGGCCGAAAAGCGCGACGCACCCCGGGGCAAGGCCTCCAGGGAGCAGCGGCCGAGGGCGCCACAAGCGCCCCAGGCTGCCCCCGCGCCCGTGCCTGCCCCACCTCCCCCGGCGCCAGCGCCGGAACCCGCCCCGACCCCTGCGGGGCGGAAGCTCCGGCCGGGACTCGTCATCGTCGAGGCGCTCGAACCCTGTTTCGACGGGGTCGGGTCGCACCACCAGGCGGGCGAGCGCTTCGGAATGCCGGAGCAGGTCGCGGCCCGCATGGCGAGCCGAGGCAAGGTCAAGCGGATCTGAGAAACCGAACATGGCGAACCCCGTCGACATCGAGCTCCACGCCTCCGGGCAGGAGACCTCAGACGCCAGCGGGGCCGCCGTGGACCTGGACTCGCGGGGCCTGCGCTCCGCGGTTCAGGTGACCCTGACGGTCACGGCGATCACGGGCTCGGCCGTGGTCTTCGTCGAGACCTCGCCGAACGGCACCACGGGGTGGCGCTCGGTAGGGCAATTCGACGCGGTGGCGGCTGTCGGCAGGCAGTCCTGGTCCTTCGACCAGTGCGACCGCTACGCCCGCGTCCGCTGGGACCTGACCGGCAGCGGCGCGGCCATGACATTCGCCGTCGCTGGTGCGGCTCACGTGCTCTACGGGGAGCGCGAGGACCTCGCCCACGAGATCAACGCGCAGGCCCTCCAGAACGTCGACGCCCGCATCATCGCCCGGTGCCGGGTCAAGGCCTCCTGCGACGCCGAAGCCGCCCTCGCGACCGGCTACGAGATGCCGCTGACGGAGTGGCCCGAGAGCATCGGGCAGCGGGAGGCGGCCATCGCCGTCTTCCTCGTCATGCGGCACCGTGGCTTCAAGCCC